AGCCAGAGAAACCGCAAGACCAATAGCTCCGTCAACGATTAACCCGGCGTTTTCTCGGATGCCGTCTGTCAGGGAGACAACCATTTCAAGGCCGTTTTCAAGCAGAGAGGGAAGATTTTCTTTTAGATATGTCCCAAAATCTGACATAAATGTTAGCGCTGATTCCTGCAAAACCGGGGCTACCTGTGTAACGCTGTTCAAAATACCTTCGCCCAGCGCCTTTAACAATTGACCACCGGCCTCGACAATTTGCGGGATCTCGCTCAGAATCATCGTCAGACCGTCGCCCAGAACGTCCCCGAACGCGTCCATAGCACCAGACAAGCCACCCTCTTGAAATGCCTCGGAAACTTGCGTCAGCCCCTCTGTTCCAAATTGCACAAAATCGCGCAGATATGGCGTCAGTTGGTCCGACAAGACGATTTGAGCGCCTTCTAAGGCCGATTTAAACAATGTAACATCGCCGGTTAGGTTATCCAGCTGCGTCCCCGCCATGGTCTCAGCCGCTCCACCAGAATCCTCGATAGCGGCTGTCAGCTCATCCCATCTGTCTGTAGAGGTTGCCAGCAGAGCATTGACAGATGCAATATCGGTCTTGTTAAAGATGGTGCTGATGATGTTGGTCTTGTCAGCGGAAGTCATGCCATCCATAGACGTGTTCAAATCGCCAAACACATCTTCCAGGCTCCGCATATTGCCTTCCGCGTCAAAAACCTCAACGCCCAACTTGGAGAGCGCCGCAGCCGCTGTGTCCGTTGGAGATTCCAGCGCCAGCATGATATTACGCAAATGTGTGCCACCCTCGGCTCCCTTGATACCGTTATCAGCCAACAGGCCCAATGCCGTGGACAGTTCCGTAGTTCCACCAGCAAGGTCTTTCGCCGTGCCGCCAATGGCCAAAATGGCCTCGCCCAGCTGTGAAACGCTGGTGTTGGATTTGCTGGACGCTTTCGCCATCTTGTCGACCAGCTCGGTAGATTCCTCCATACTCAGCCCCAAAGCGGACTGAGCGTCCGTCACCATATCGGAGGCCGTTGCAAGTTCCATACCGCCAGCCGCAGCCAAATTCAGCACGTTCGGCAAGGCTTCCATGCTTTCATCAGCGTCATACCCGGCAAGGGCCATATAATTTAATGCGTCCGCTGCCTGAGAGGCGGAAAACGCCGTGTTGGCACCCATCTCCATTGCGAAATCCCGCAAATCTCCGATTTCGTCAACGGTCTTTCCCATTGTTGCCGCCACCTGCGACATGGACGTATCAAATGTACTGCCAGCCTCGATAGCGGACTTTCCGAAAGCCACAACAGCCGTACTAGCTGCCGTGATTGCCGCCGCTCCCACCTTTGCCGCCGTTTTCAGGCCGTTTCCCAGCTTGTCAGAAATGCTTTCAACGCCAGCGCTTGCTTCATCTTCAATTCCGATTTTGATAAACAGGTCAAGCAGGTCTATTTTGCTCACCTCCCAGCCGTTTCAATTTCTCTTTCATGTGCGATATGATTTCATCACTCGTCCGGGTTTCTTCCGGTTTTGGGTGGATGATATCTGCATACCGCTGTTTCATGTACCCACCGCCGCCGTATTTCGCCGTGTTCTCGGCAATACACTTCAAAGTGTCTGCTGTATAATGCCGATAGATTTCATCCTCTGCATTTTTCTTGAGAATAGAGGGTAGAGCGGAAATATACGCTCTCGCCCTCATTCTCGGTACGGACATCAGGGCAAGAATTACTCTGTCTTTACCTGCCCCCGCAACGATTTGAAAAAACGCATCAGGACCTCATCTTGTAACGCATCCCTGACTTGTTCCAGCGTCACCATAATGTTTTGCTTTCCTACATCTTCCACGGTGATTTCATTCAGCGTTGCGAGGATGTTGTACAAGTCCGTTCTGTGGGTTTTCAGCAGGATAGGAATAACGGTAGTATACCGTTCAGCCGCCACCAGCAGCACCGCAATTCTGGTCATGCCTTTTGTGTCAACGGTTTCTTTAAATGTATCCAGCAGTTTTTCGTCTGTGATGATGTTGGAGGCATACGGGGTGATTTCGCACAGCACATCACCGCATTTATCAGTGGAAAAATCAGAGAGTTTCATGCTTTATTCCTCCACCGGGTCGATAGAATAGAACACCATCGGCATTTCCGACTGTGCTTCAATAGACACATGGCCCGTCAATTCAACAGAAACCTGCCCTTTGCCGTTTTTGGTGGTCTGGATGGAGAAACCGCCAGTACTCAGGGCATTTTTCAGCTGGATAGCCACACAGCCGCCGTCAGCCCGGTCACCGACCCACCACAGGTCTGTAAAATCAGTCTGGTTAAGGTCTTTGCGGGGAACAATTTTGGAGTCGTTCTCGCTGTCAATGTCAGCAGCGCCCAATGCCAGCTTGATATTCGCCGCCGACGTGCCCAGGGAGGTGAAGGACATCTTGCACTCCCAGCTGTCCAGGTGTTTCAGTTCCTTCATGTTGACGGGGCAGTTGTCCACGTCTTCACCCAAATCAGAATAAGTAGGCACGCAAGTAGCGTTAATGCCGCCCGTGGTAGCACACACAATAGCGTCGTCATCCGGTGCCGCCACCTTAGACGGGTCAAAGGTGGTCAGGATAACGCCAGCGTCCAACTGCAAACCGTCAAATGTATCTTTGGGGATAACGGTAAATTTACCCATAAATATCAACTCCTTTAATGTCTTGTGAGATATTCAACGGTTACGTTAATGTACCGCCGCTTGATGGTGGGGCTTGTATCATCGGTTAATGACTGGCACCACGGAGAGCCACGTTTGAGCCAGATGTAACCGCCGTCGCATTTAATAAGCGTCCCGCCGTCTCCAATGGTTTCCGACAGTTCCTGCGCCTTTGCGTTTGGCACGGCTTCACTCTCTGTGTAAAACCACAGATTGACGGTCATGCCCACTTCGCCGCCCGTGTAGCTGTCAAAAATGGCTTCGTAGGTGCCATAGGGGAATGTCACATCGTCAGGAACAGCGGTTGACGGGTAGAACGTCATGAACTGGTTGAACCACGTTTCAAGTGCTTTTCCTTTTGTCATGTGGTCAGCTCCCATTTCTCGGCGTTCACCTGCGAAAACTGGAATGTAGCAACGTCAGGTGTCTGCTTGTCCGAACCATTGGAAGTTACCCGGAATGTTTGTCCATCGCTCTTGCGCTTGAACACATCGTGATAGCTCAAAACTGCGTTTTTCTCCGTGGTCACGGTATAAAGGGAGGTCACGCCTTGTGCCTGTGCAATTTGCGCTTCTATCGAGCTGTTCAGCACAATAGCGGCAAGGAAGTCCGCACCATCCTTCCAGGAGACTTCAAAGCCGCCCTCTCCGTCCGGCACACGGGTTTTCTCCATCAGAACACACGGCTCTTTAAAATCGTCAATCAGGCTCATAGTTTCCTCCATGCCGCAAGCTGTTTCGCAAACACGTTTTGCCACGTTAGCGAAGCGCCTGTACTTTCATTCGCGGCTTTTGTGTACGAATACCCTCCAAAACTTTCCGAGGTGTACGGACTAACAACGGTATCGCCGTACTTCTCTTTCCACGCTTGGATATCCTCGGAGAGCGTAACAACGCTTCGTGGCACAGCAAGCGCCCACACGGTTCCGTCAAATGTTTCATCTGTCAAATCATTCGCCGGGTATTGGTGCAAACCATCGTTGAATACGCTCCCAATAATGCGGAAATACTGACCAGTAGCGAGGAAAGGCAGCGTGATACTGCCGTCCTCAATGGAAAATTCGCCTCTGTGCTCCGCAACTTCAAACCAGTTGTTGAGATACAGCAAGACTTGCTCCAGCATCACGTCGCCCCCTCTATCACAGCGATTATTTCAGCCTTTTTCATGGAGCTGCTGACCCCGGTGATACCGTTTTCCTCCGCATACGCCAGCAGCTGCGCCTTTGTCATGCTCTCTAAATCGGTATCAGCCGGGGAAGGCTCACTCAGCAGCTCGATTAACCCCCCGCGATAGTGCCGACTACCACGCCGTCAATCCGCTCAGCGAACAGCACCATGCCATTGACCACAGTGTCAGAGGCGGTCATGTTGGTATAATCAGGCTCCTCGTGGATGCCGATGTAACCGGTGTTGTCAGCGGTGAAGG